GGGTGAGACCTCAAAAAGAAGCCGTAGACGATGTAGAGTATCCAGATTTAATGAACTTGAAAAAGATGGCAGATAAATACAGGAGAGAACCGCGCAGTAAATAATATAATAAAAACCCCCCCTTAATCATAAATGGATAATAATCTTAACATACTCGTTGAAGCTAAGAAAGAGTATCTGGGTCAACTTTACACGATTATGTGTCCAACTATGATTGACGTTTTTCAGGATATATACAATGAATCTGTTAATTTATCCAAGGGACGCCAAACTCTTATAATGTTTCAAAAACTATTAAAAGAAGTTCCGAATTGGTCGAATGCGATGTCTAAGCAGCATAGTGATAACATTACAAATCGATGTGCATGGTTTGATGACTTACTCGCTGCTGTATTTGTTGCGTGTACTAAAATTCTTTCTGCAGTTCGACTCAGGTCTGATAACAAGAAGATAAGTCTAAAACTACCAACAAATGAGATATTTATTCAAACGTGTTATAATAACGTAGCTAAAGATCTATACAAGGATCCTTACATTTTTCATGAAGAGCAGAGTGAATATATAAGAGACGATAAATTGACAGCTCGCTTCACTACCTGCATTGAAAATACCGTGAAGGAGCTCATCCCAGTTCAACAAATTCTCCAGACATATATGTCACAAGAGTCTAAAAATATAGATTTAGATGGAGAAGTGTACGCTTCTGAAGACCCAGATGTTTTAGAAGGTTCAATGGAATCTGAGATGCCCATGGAACCTGAGATGCCCATGGAACCTGAGATGCCCATGGAATCCGAGATGCCCATGGAACCAACTGGGTTTGAAAATGAATTCAAAACTATACCAAGTGTTCAATCCCCTGATATCGAACCACCTATAGAAGAATCTCAGGAAGACGACGTTTTATTTGGGGATGCACCAGATGATCGTACAAAAAAACTTGGTTATAATTAAATGGAACTCTCCGAACAATTACGTGACCCCTTAACAGCTGGACTAATCGCTGCTGGTATTACTGCGGCATACATTCACGCTAAGGCATATCTTAACAATGAGGGTAAACTTGAATTAAATAAATACACAAAACCTGCAGTCTTAAATGCTATATTAGTTTTCTTTATTGTGTCTAACGGTGTAGGTAAAAGAGAGACTATTTCCAATGATCCTTTTTAAACTTAAAGATTAAATCATTAAATTAAGAAAATGACTTCGGTTGCTGCGTTTAACGAAATGCTTTCTCAATTTCTTGTGGAACTGCATAAGACATTTCCAGACGAAACTGGTATCAAGAAAATGATCACTTCATTCGAATTGATTAAACACACCAACCCTAACCTAGTCGTTGACGCTTTCATGACAGGTGTATCCCCGTATGCGGATAAAATTTCAAGTAAAGATGAATCATTCCTTCTAAATGAAATTGATACCATTGATTTTCTCAAAGATCTAAACATTAAAAGTTATTGGGGTCGTATGTCTGATAGTACTAAAGCGGCGACGTGGCAGTATCTTCAGACACTTTACATGTTAGGAACTACCATTAAGTCTATTCCTAGTGAGACGCTTAGTATGATCGAAACGATCGCTAAAGAATGTGCTGACAAAATGGAAAAGGACGGAGGTGAAATTGATCAGGGTGCGTTAATGAATATGATGGGTAGCCTTCTTGGTAATCTCGACAAAAAATAAACCTAATATATACTAAATGAAAACCTGGTTTACTGATCCCCAGGAACTTATAAAAAGTGAGAAGGTTCTCGATTTTTGGCCCACGAGTGACCAATTACCATCTGAACGAATAAATGCAGCTTCTCGGTTCATCATATATGCGACATGTGTTTTGTATCTAACGAAAAGGGATCCTCGTGTATTTGTGTTAGGTGGAACAGTTCTGAGTATCTTATATGTTATGTACAAAGCTAAAATGGTTAAAGAATACTATAGTGTAGATGAGACTGAATGTCAATTACCAACAAAAGAAAATCCAATGGGTAATGTTTTAATGACAGATTACACTGATGCACCAAACAGGTTACAAGCTTGTTACTACCCCACTGTCAAACCACTTATGCAGAATATATTAGATGATCGTATTCCATATGACAGTGGACGTTCTCGTAGCCCCCTTCCACAATATCAACAAAATGCCGCAGACCGGCAATTTATAACCATGCCCGTTTCAAGTATTCCAGGAGACCAGACGGGATTCGCAGAGTGGTGTTACGGTAAAAAGAACGCTCCGATGTGCAAGGGTGATCCTCGACAATGCAGTCCCGATGCGCGTGGTGTGCAACTAGAAGCGTTTGCGGGTTTAGATTCGAGTGGGGATATCAGGGGTCAGCGAGGTGGTGGTGCAGTTAGAAGTGGTAGTGGAAGCTACGCGTAGATAAATATTCTTATGTAATAATAAATGGCGTATCAACTCCAACCTGGTCTGTCAATAGTTCAAAATAAGGGTGCTATCGCCCCCGTTAAAGCGACCGATGAAATTTTTGTATACCCTCAGCCCAGTGATCTTAACGGTGGTGGGTCTCGCCCCAATACTATGTTATATGGTACAGCTCCTTATAGAGCCGGTAAGGGATCACCTGCTCAGTATATAGAAACATCTGATCAGTTACGCCCCCAGTCGACATCCACTTTCAATAAACATGTCGTACAAACTTACGAGAGGAACTTATTTCCACTTTCCAATATGGAGTGCAAGGTTCCTTTGAGGACAATGTCTTACGAACCATCTAGTACACGCGCAGATCTCCAGAATGGACTTTTTCACCAGAGATACCTTAATAAAAATGTTAATAAGAAGTAAGAATGGCTGACCCCATTTCACTCGCAGCTATCGCTGGATTGATTTATGCTGGGCGTACGTTAAGTAATAAAAAAGCTCAGGTATCTCCAGTTGAGATGCAAAGACGGATTGTGGAACAGACACCAAAACCACCTGCTGTATTTGATCGCATAGAGCCTCTACCCGATATGTCGAATTTATATGAACCAAGAGTCGAAATTCCCCACAAAAAAGAAAACGATAGTTTTGCTGTTATATCCGCTCAACATCGCACTAATGGTCAGGAAGTTTTATCTATGCGAGATCGCATGTTTGACACTGGACGTATGAATAACCTTTCTCCAATTGAAAAGCAATTGGTTGGTCCAGGTTTGGGTGTCGGTGCAGATGTCCCAGCTTCCGGTGGGTATCAACAGTTAGTCCGGGTGAATCCAATTAACGTTGGTGAACATCGATTGACTACATTACCAGGACGAACTGGTCCAGCTGCGGATGTCACAGGTGGACGTTCTGCTGTCATTGGTCAGTTGACACATAACAAACCAGATACAACCACTTACTTACCTAGTCGTCTTCCTACAGTAATGGGCCGAGCTCAGGGAATGACGGGGCTCATCCCGAGGCAAGAACACGAAAAAACTAAACGTATAACTAATCGTTCCGAAACAGGTAATCGTACAGATGGTTTAGGTTTCAATGGCGCTAAGCGTTTTGTATCAGCACAGGCAATGCCCCAGGACCCTACTAGATTCAAGAGTGATAGAAATGATCTTCAGTCTGGATATTATAATCAGGCACAACCAGGTATCAGTAATCATGTTGGTGCATATACCAACAGTGCGGCTGTTCAGGTCGCGAACAAGACAAATGAAGAACTTATGAAGTATGGTTTCCGTCCAGAAGATCGTCGCGGTAAGGCCAACCGTTTGGGTAACAAGGGTCGTATGAATGTGAGGGAAAGTGCACTTAAACAGGGTGGTGCACTCACAGCTGTTCGTTCGGATACTTCCCGCGTTGATGGTCGTGTGGGTGGAGCAAATGGTGGGTGGACACAAAATTATAAACAAGAGTCGTTTCATAAATTCAATTCATACAAGGGACATGAAAATCCCCATACGCGTACACTTGATATCGCTAAAAACCAGATGTCTACCAATCCTTTAGCTCAATCAATTTATTAATGAAATATCGAAATTTAATAAATAAAAACACTCATTAAAATATTGTACATGTATTTTAATGAAGGTTCATACCCTTGATATAGATTCTGGTGAACGTGATACCGAACTGTACGAGTGTGCTAATAATTACAATATCACATTGAAGACGATAATATATAATATCACTAAACTTGAAGTAATTTCCACGAGATTACCGAAACCCAGACTATTCAATCACTTTAACAATAAATTTACTATTCATGATGATAATGGAATCTATAACGCTGAAATTGATCCATTGAATGTATCTCTTATTAATAATCCAAGTAAATCTACAGTTGCGACATATTTACAAGATACAGTCATACCATCATCAGGTTGTACAACGATCGATCAGGTTTCATATACAAATGGGCGCTTCGAGTTTTCTAATACATTAACCACCAGTGATTTTAATCTTGATTTTTACAATGGGGTGGATGGCTGGACGTC